CTGCGATTTGTTCCAGTTCACTTGTGCGGCAGCTCGCACCTGTGATGCGTGGAAATCTGGCGGCCCTATAACAAAGGATTAATATGTCAACATTTCAGTTAGACCCTAATCAAGTGGCTTTGGGCGTGGGAACTATCGGAACCACCCAAGCCGCTACAGTAACAACCTCTAGCGTACAGATGACCGCATTTGGTGCAAACACTACATTGATTCGCATTGCTTGTGCCAATGGCCACTGCCATTTTGCGATTGGAGCTAATCCAACTGCGACAACTACAACAAGCCCTTTAATTGGTAATAACCAAATAGAAATTATTGCAGTAACGCCAGGCCAAAAGATTGCCTTTATTAAAGATGCTGCTGTCACTACTTCCACAGTAACTGTTACGGAGTTAGTATGAAAAAATCAACTATGGCACAAAAGAAAATGGGCAAAGTTATGGGCGAATACAAAGCCGGTTCTTTGCATTCGGGTAAGGGTGGCCCTGTAGTTACAAATCGTAAGCAAGCGGTCGCCATTGCTATGAGCGAGGCCAAAATGCCACAGCGCGGTATGCGCACAGCCAAGAACAAGGCAAAGAAATGATGAAGCCTGTTTGGGACAAGAAGCGCCCAAAGTCGTTAGGCGCATCTAAGCCATTGTCGCCAGCCAAGAAAACGGCGGCTAAGAAGATGGCCAAAGAGGCTGGTAGACCCTATCCTAACCTGGTCGATAATATGCGGGCAGCGAGGAAGAAATGATTAAACGTGGCAAAGAGGAATTTTCTGGCTACAACAAGCCGAAAAAGACACCTAGCCACCCGACCAAAAGCCATGCCGTATTGGCTAAGTCGGGCGATGAGGTTAAGCTGATCCGCTTTGGCCAGCAAGGCGTCACCGGCAGTCCTGACGGCAGCAAACGCAATGAAGCATTTAAGGCGCGTCATGCTAAGAATATTGCCAAGGGCAAGATGAGTGCGGCCTTTTGGGCAGATCGCGTTAAATGGTGACCAAAAACAACGTAATTTCTCTATAATAGGGGCGAAGGCTTCTTCCCAAGGGGATAGGCAAAAGCTGGCTCTGTGTAAGGTTTGCGGGGAAGCGAATGACCTATCTTGAATTAGTAAATGCGGTATTGACACGACTACGTGAGCCGACAGTATCAACTGTCGCTCTGAATTCCTATTCGGCGTTGATTGGCAAAATTGTCAACGACGCCAAGCGCCAAGTTGAAGACTCCTACGATTGGAATGTCCTTGGCCAAGAATTAACGGTTACCACCGCATCGGGCACGTATGTCTACTCATTGACCGGCGCAGGTCAAAAATTCCGTGTATCCAGTGATCCGTTAAATACCACTAGCAATGTTGTCATGCGAAATATCAGCGTGGCTGACATGCGCCAAAAGCAAAACTTCACGCCGATTGTTACCAACATCCCAGCGCAGTATTGCTTTGAAGGTGTTGACGGTAACGGCGACGCTCAAGTTCAATTGTATGGCCGCCCTGATGGTGTCTATAGCATCAAGTTTTTTCTGACTATCCCACAAGCAGCTCTGTCATCGGACGGCACATCGGTGTTGGTACCTGACGTATTGGTTGAGCAAAATGCGTACGCCAGAGCATTGGTTGAGCGTGGCGAAGATGGTGGCCTGACATCGTCAGAGGCATACAATCTTTACCGTTCTATGCTGTCGGATTACATTGCTTTGGAAGCGACGCGCTTTCCTGAATCGCAGGAGTTTGTCTCGATATGAGCCAGCAACTTGAGCGCTTTAGTATTAGCGCCCCAGGCTTCTATGGCCTGAATACGCAAGACTCGCCGCTTGATTTAGCGGCTGGTTTTGCGTTGACTGCGACTAATTGCATCCTTGACCAATATGGTCGGATTGGCGCACGTAAGGGTTGGACAAAACAAAACAGTTCTTCGGGCAATCTTGGCGCTAATGATGTCGGCGTCATTCATGAGTTGGTGCAAACCGATGGATCGGTAACGACTCTTTTTGCTGGAAACAATAAGTTATTCAAATTAAGCGGATCAACAGCTACCGAACTAACCTACGGCGGTGGTGGCACAGCGCCGACTATTACCGCTAGTAATTGGCATTGCGCATCGCTTAATGGAATAACGTATTTTTTTCAGTCAGCGCATGACCCACTAATCTATGACCCAGCGGTTAGCACAACAACGTATCGTCGGGTTAGTGAGAAAACTGGTTATGCCGGTACAGTGCCATCAGGCAATATTTGTATTTCAGCGTATGGTCGTTTGTGGATAGCTAACACAACAACGAATAAAACGACGCTGACATTTTCTGATTTGATTGCTGGCCACATTTATACCGGCGGCTCATCTGGCACGTTAAATGTTAATAACGTATGGGCTAATGGTGCTGACGAGATTACTGGCCTAGCTGCTCATAACGGTTTTCTGTTTATCTTTGGTAAGCGCCAGATTTTGGTCTATCAAGGAGCAACAACACCTAGCACGATGTCGCTCTATGACACCGTAGTCGGTATTGGCTGCCAATGGCGCGATTCGATTCAAAGCACGAATACCGACGTTGTGTTTTTATCCAACAGCGGTGTGCGCTCAGTGCTTAGAACCATTCAAGAAAAGTCAGCGCCATTTCGTGACTTGAGCAAGAATGTTCGTAATGACTTGATGCAATTGGTGGGTGGTGAAACACCGGCGAATATTAAAGCAGTGTATTCGGAAGTTGATGCGTTTTATCTGCTGACGTTTCCAACAGCAAAACAAGCGTATGTGTTTGATACGCGCAATGTAATGCAGGATGGATCGTCAAGAGTAACGACATGGACGCAAATCCAACCAACGGCGTTATACGCGCTACGCAATGGTGATTTGCTGATTGGTAAAAATGGATATATTGGAAAATATACAGGGTATCTTGATGATACGTCGACATACCGAATATATTATTACACTAATCACGCTGATTTAGGTGATGTTACTGTTACGTCTATTATTAAGCGTATTTCTATTGTTGCTATTGGTGGCACAAATCAAGTAGTAACTATTAAGTGGGGATATGATTTTACTGAAGGTTATTTATCAGAAAACGTGGCTATCCCCACGCAAGGCGTTTCAGAATATGGCGTTGCTGAGTATGGTGCTAATGGTGTACCTGTTGCACAGTATGCTGGCGGCATTACGATTCAAACGCTAAACGCACAAGCAACTGGGTCAGGTAAAGTAGTTCAAACAGGTTATGAAGCAGAAATTAATGGGTTTGAATTATCCATTCAAAAGATTGAAATTTTGGCCAAGCATGGCCGTATAAGTTAAGGGGCGGCACATGTCTGACTATACCAAATCGACCGACTTTGCATCTAAAGATTCGTTAGCCTCTGGCAACGCAGCTAAGATTGTTAAGGGTACGGAGATTGACACCGAATTTAATAACATCGCCACAGCGATTGCGACTAAAGCTGACCTAGCCTCTCCAGGATTTTCCGGCAGCCCAACAGCGCCAACGCAATCAACTGGCGATAGTTCGACTAAGTTGGCTACAACAGCATTTGTGCAAGCAGCACTTGCAACCTTGTACCCTGTTGGTTCTATTTACACCAACGCAGCGGTTAGCACTAACCCAGCGACGTTGTTGGGGTTTGGTACTTGGTCAGCGTTTGCCGCTGGCCGCGTTTTGGTGGGTTTAGATGCTGGCAATGCAGCGTTTGATACAGCGCAAGAAACGGGGGGCTCTGCTGATGCAGTTGTTGTCAGCCATAGCCACTCGGCTAGTTCAAGCGTTACCGACCCAGGCCATAGCCATACTTTAACCAATGGAACAAATGTTCTTAGAGATGGATCGCCGCGAAATAGAGCAGATGGAAGCAGCCGAGACATAAATATTGCGACACTTAGCATTGATTCAGCAACAACAGGCATCAGCGTTAGCACAACCGTTAGTTCTGCCGGATCATCAGGCACTAATGCAAACTTGCAGCCGTATATCGTTGTTTATATGTGGCGCAGAACGGCATGAGCGCCGTACTTGAAGATGTTGGCGGTGAGATTACTCACCACTTTTCCGATGGCTTGTATGCCAAAGAATCATTCGTTCCGGCTGGCACGGCGATCATGAAGCACACGCACAACTTTAGCCATTTATCTATTTTGGCCAAAGGTCGTGTAGCAGTAATGAAGGGCGACGTTATTGAGATAATTGACGCGCCAGCGTGTATTGAGGTTAAAGCAAATGTAGTTCACGGCATTAAGGCCATGAGCGATTGTGTATGGTTTTGTATCCATGCGACGGATGAAAAAGACCCGTCTAAGGTGGATGAGATTTTAATTAAAGGGGATTGATATGCCTTGGGGTGCACTTATAGGCGGTGGCCTAAGTTTGCTTGGTTCGTCAATGGCGTCTGATTCTGCGTCAGATGCCGCTAGAAAATCAGCGGCAGCGCAAGAACGTGCTGCTAGATTAGCCGCTGAAGAAGCTCGATTCCGCCCTATTGGAATGACAACCCGATTTGGGTCTAGTCAATTCACAATGGATCCAACCACTGGCCGACTAAGCTCCGCTGGTTATACAGTTAGTCCAGAGCTAAAAGCGTATCAAGATCGCTTAATGGGTCTTAGTGGCCAAGCACTAACAGACGCCGAAGCTGCCAGAGGGCAATATCAACCATTAACTGGCGCAGCAACTAGCTTGTTTAATTTGGGTGAGCAATACTTGGCGCAGTCTCCCGAGGCAGTTGCAGCGCAGTACATGCAACGTCAACAGGATTTATTGGCTCCTAGTCGTGAGCGCCAATATGCGCAGCTACAAAACCAACTATTTCAAACAGGTCGCGGTGGGTTAGCTGTTGGTGCAACTGGCGAGCGCCCTGGTGGCGGTGCTGGTCTTGGTGCAACAACGCCAGAGACTGAGGCTTATTACAACGCAATAGCGCAACAAGACGCTGCATTGGCTGCCAATGCTCAAGCTGAAGGACAGCGCCAATTGGCGTTTGGAACCGGCCTATTTGGCACTGGCGCTGGAATGCTTGGTCAGTATCAGCAGGGTCAGATTGGCGCTCTGTCCCCATTTACAACGTACCTTGGCGGCGTCGGTACTTTGGAAGAATTTGGCCAACAACCATTTAATCTCGGCGTTAATTTAGGTGGTAGAAATACAAACCCATCAGGCGCTCAAGCATTATTAACGGGTGGGTTAAACGCTGCGCAAACTATGCAACAGGCTAACGCAGCTAATCCATTAGCAGCATTTATTCAGGGTGCTGGAAGAAGTGTTATGCCAAGTAGTGGGTTTGGCAATGTTGTGTCTAGTATTGGTGGATTATTTGGTGGCGGGCAACAAAATACTTACAACGCACCTATTGAAGATAGATCATATGGCGCTGTTATGGGTGGTGCTGGCAGTGGTTCTAACTATAGCTGGGCATATTAAGGGGTCATCATGGCAAGCGAAATATTAGGTCTATTTACATCGCCAGAGCAATATCGAGCGCAACAGCAACAGCAAGACGAACAGCAAGCGTTGCAATACGTTGGCATGAATCCTTTTGCGCGCTCTGAATATGGCGCATATTTAGCTGGCGGACAAACTGGCCGTGGATTAAGCAGCCTCTTTGGCATGGAAGACCCACAACTTAAAAAAATCACTATGCGCCAGCAAATGTTGACCGGTGCAGGTGGTGGGCCACGTATTAATCTAAATGACCCAGGCTCAATGCTTCGTGCGGCTAATGTAGCGCAGGAGCAAGGTGATCCAGAGTTTGCTCAATACCTTATTGGCGCAGCCAACGATCTGGCCAAAAACATTGCTGATATGCGCTCAAAATCAGCCACCGCAGCTAAAACAGAATTAAGCATTGCGCAAGAGGAAAAGCTGCGTGATGAACTTAGCAACCTTGGCCCAACGCCAACTAATGAGCAAGTGTTGGCGGTTGTCTCTAAATACGGTTCACCTGAAAAAATCATGGGTGTGTTGCAAGCTACTCAGACTGCGCAAGCAGGTAGAGAGGCGCGCAGAGAAGAAACACAATTAAAAATTGAAGAAAAGCGCGATCTTGAAAGAGAAAAAATACAAGCTAAAAAAGAAGCAGCCGAGGCAGAGGCAGAACGAAAACGTCAGGCCGCAGTAGAGGCAGCAAAAACTCAAAAAGAGCGCGATGCTGCAAATAATCAGGCTAGATTAGATAGGATTGCTGCTGAAAAAAGAGCAGCGGATCAAACAAAAGCATTGGCTGAATCATTAAAACCGCCTAAAACTTTAAGCGCTAGTCTTCAAAAAGAAGAAACAGCAAATTTAGAGAATATAGATAAATATGATGCTCAGATTAAAGCGTTAGAAGCGCCTATTAATAATTTAACACCTGATCCAAAAACAAAAAAACCACTTTTGGAATTAGGCCCCGTAGACAATCTGTTTAACTATGGAAGAAATCTTCTTTCACAGTCAAATGAAAAAAGCAGAGCATTTGAAGAATTAAAGTCGGCCATTGATACAGCAGTTAATATCAAAGTAAGTGCTGAAAAAGGTGTTCAAACAGATAAGGATGTAGTTCGTCAAGCTAACGCTCTTATTGCTGCAAGTGGCAAAAATGATACTAAAGCAACACGACAAGCATTAATTAGATTTAGAGACGCAATAAAAACGGATAAAGAAAAGACGCAGAAAATTATTGAGTCTCGCCGTAAATCGCAAGGCGTTGAACCATATTATTCATCAAGTGGGTCAAAGGCAATTGACTTTAATGATATAGGAAGATAATTATATGGACGTTAAATTACCAAATGGCGTAATTATAAAAAATGTGCCTGATGATATAAGTAAAGATGATTTAATGGCTAGGGCCATTCAATCCAATCTAATAACCAAAGAAGAAGCAGCCCAGGCAATGGCTCCAAAAGTATCAACGTCAGTATTTGAGCCAGCCGTCCCATATTCTGGTGCGATAGAAACTGGCCGCGCTGTAGCGCAAGGCGCTACATTTGGTTTTGCTGACGAGATAGAGGCAGCTTTTCGCACAGGTCAGATTAGCGGCCCTGAGTATGAAAAGCTAAGAGATCGCCTTCGTGCGCAACAAGGCCAGTTCGGTGAGGACTATCCAAACGTCAAAACGCCAGTTGAATTAGCTGGCGCGATGCTTACGCCTCTTGGATTGTTGCAAAAAGCAAAGCAAGCATCTACTGGTACTCAATCCACATTGGCTGGCAACACGCTTATCGGTCAAGTAGGTCGTGGGGCAGCCTTAGGAACTGCTACAGGCGCGTTATCTGGCGCTGGGTATGCTACCCAAGATACTGGCGAAGAAACGCTCAAAGGCTCTATTACTGGTGGTGTATTAGGTGGCACAGTTCCTGTTTTGCTTAAAAGCGCTGGAAGCGTTATTCGTAACGTCCTAAATGCTTCAGGAATTGGCGATCAACAAACCGCATCGTCTAAGATTCTGGCCAACTACCTGCAAAAAGATAATCTAACGCCTAATGAGGCAATGGCTGCATTGGATGAGTTGCGCCGAATTGGTGTGCCTAATGCTACTTTGGCCGATCTTGGCGATAACTTACGTAGCCTAGCTAATAGTGCGTATGTTGTGCCATCTAAGGCAAAGACAGGAACTCAGAATTTCTTAGAGGGTCGTGTTATTGACCAAAAGAATGATGTGGTTAAAGCATTGGCCGACAAAGCTGGTTTAGATATAAATGCTAATGGTTACGAAAAACTTAACCAACTAATTCAAGATCAAAGCGATGCAGCAAGAAAAGCGTATCCAGCCGCTTACTCAAAGGAAGTGTATGCCAAAGACTTTCGTCAATTTATGGATCGTAATGTCTTTAAAAATGCGTACAACGAAGCGGTTGCATTGGCTGACGTAAAAGGTCAAAAATTACCGCCATTAGATGTGTTGTTAAGTGATCGTCGTGTTCCAACGGATGTACTACATCAACTAAAAATTGGCCTTGATCGTGTCATTGAAACGCACACAGTTAACGGTAAAACAGACAAATACGGACAAGCTGTTATAGCAGTAAAAAATGAATTCAATGATTTGTTAAAAAACAAAAACAAATTGTATGGTAAGGCTAATGAAGAATTTGCAGACTCAGCAAGGATTCAAAAAGCACTTGAAATGGGTCAAGATTATCAAAAGCTAGACGTTAAACAAGCCGCCGCAGAACTTAAAAAGTTTAACCCTGCCGAAAAAGAAGCCTTTCGTATGGGTATGATGGCCGATATTAATAACCGCCTTGGTGATTTTAAAGGCGGTGATTTTACTCGCCAGATATTTAAAAGCGACAATCAAAAAGGATTGGCTCGATTGGCATTTGAAGATCAAAACAAATATAACGAATTTTCTCAGTTCATCAAAGCAATGG